GAAAGGATAAGGCAGTTGTTATTCCTAATCCTATGGGATTCACTGAACTCTATGCCCTTCAAGATAAATCTTTAGAAAATGAGGTTGAGTTTGAAGTTAAGGAAGGTGCTAAGAAGGGTGATATTTCAAGAGCATTCAAGAAGATGCTAGGAAGTAAGTCAAACAACAAGAAGATCCTAAGTTCATTCATAGGGATGGTCAGTTAACAAACTGTCCTTCCCTTCCCCAAAAATCCAAACAATCCATTATACTTATAACATACAGAACAAATCCAAATGCCTTTCGCTCCATCACCAGTAACCACAGAAGATATTAAGGGTTACTTACAAGACAAATTCGGAACAGAGATCAATGCATCTCAGTTACGTCAAGCTGCTGCTCACTTTGATCTAGGTTATCAGACTGTTAGTAAGCGTTTAAAAGATTTTAAAGTAGGTCTAGGTAAGTGGAACCTTACTGTTGCTGAGAAGTTGGAGAGAGTCTATGAAGGACTACCAGCAACACCAGCAGTAGAGCAGAATCTAGTTCCACAGAAAGATCCAAACTATGTACCTTTCGGTAACTTCTCTGATGTAAAGAAAATCATCAGTTCCAAAATGTTCTATCCTACATTCATTACTGGACTCTCTGGTAATGGTAAGACACTTAGTGTAGAGCAAGCATGTGCTCAGTTGGGTAGAGAGTTGGTTAGGGTAAACATTACAATAGAAACAGATGAAGATGATCTCATTGGTGGGTTCCGTCTTGTTGACGGTGCAACCGTCTGGCACGATGGTCCAGTTATTCAAGCTCTCAACAGAGGAGCTGTCTTGCTCCTTGACGAAATCGACCTTGCCTCAAACAAAATCCTCTGCCTTCAATCAATCCTTGAAGGAAAAGGTGTTTTCCTTAAAAAAGTTGGGAGGTTCGTTCGACCAAAATCAGGATTCAACATCATCGCAACAGCAAACACAAAAGGTAAGGGTTCAGATGATGGACGTTTTATTGGAACTAACGTGCTCAACGAAGCCTTCCTTGAGCGATTCGCCTTAACATTTGAGCAAGAGTATCCTACTCCTAAGACTGAGCAAAAGATCCTTGAGAAAGTATCTGCTAACCTAGGTGTACTTGATGAAGAGTTCTGTGAGAATCTTGCTAACTGGTCTGATATCATCCGTAGAACATTCCGTGATGGTGGTATCGATGAAGTTATCTCTACTCGTAGACTGGTACACATCATTCGTGCTTTTGCAATCTGGAACAATCGTGTTAAAGCGATCCAAGTATGTGTAAATAGATTTGATGAAGAGACTAAGCAGTCCTTTGTTGATCTATATGATAAGATTGATGCTAAAGTAGATCTAGAGGAGGAAACCGATGCCGAGTAAAAACGGATACCTAGGACATTGGGCTACCTTAAATGATGGTAGGTCTGGAATGATTTTGGAAGGGGTGGGATCTCCTTCCAGTCCTTTACATAAAATTAAGCTAAAAAGTCTTGACGGAATCGAATTTGAATGTTATCATGATAAGATACAATACGTTTGGAACCGTTGAAATACAATGAGAACGAGATCTTAAAAGAGGTCTCAGACTATATTAGTCAGACTTACAGGGGTCACTACTCTTCAAATAATGTTCAAACACTTGACTTGATTGATTCAGTAGGTGACGCAGAGGCATTTTGTAGGTCTAACATATTGAAATATGCCTCAAGGTATGATAGAAAGGGTACAGCACGTAAGGATATCATTAAGATTATCCATTATGCTGTACTCCTTTTACATTTTAACGACAAGACTGCTGCTCATCAAAATGCACAGACTGGAGCTACCGCCTTTTCCGTAGATTATGACAAGTAAAGTACATTTATCAGAACTGACGTTCTCAGTCCTTGAGAACTTCGCAACAATTAATTCCTCTATAGTATTCAAGAAGGGGAACATCATTAAGACTATCTCTAATGCAGAGAACATCCTCGCAGAGTATGTGTGTGAAGAATACTTCCCACAGGATTTTGCTATCTATGATTTAAGTCAGTTTCTTTCTGGTTTAAGAATCCTAGATGATCCAACATTAGAGTTTGGTAATGAGGACTATGTTGTTCTTCGTGGTAATAACATAGCAATCAAATATTATTACAGTGATCCAGAGATTACTCTTAAGGTTGCTCCTGATAAGTCTGTTAGATTTCCTGGTTCAAACATTGGGTTTGATTTGGATAAGTCTTTGCTTAATAAGGGTTTGAATATCTCAGGTAAGTTTGGTTTTAGGGATCTATCATTCTGTAGTGATGGTACTTCTTCCTTTATCAATTTTTCTGATAAGGAGATGGACACTAGTAACTCATGTAGATTCGATCTTCCCAATGCTACTACTACAGGTGAGTATGATCTTAATATGAAGGTTGATAACTTACGTGTATATCCTAAAGCATCTTATAAGGTATCTGTATCAGAACATCTTTTATCTGAGTGGGTGGTTAGTGATTGGGAGGGATCTCAAGATGTTAACTTAAAGTATTACGTTGCTTTAGAACCACAATGAGTGAAAAGAAGTTAATAATAAACATATCATTCACTAAACAAGAAGCAGATCTTCTTAAGATATTGGATGAGCTTGTTAAGTATGATCTTGCTAGTAATAGATCCGCCTGGTTTAAAGACCAGATTCGTAATCGATACCATGAGATGAGATCAAGTGGTATTATTGAAATGACACCTGATGAAGAATGAATTCCTTTGGGTTGAGAAATATCGACCCAAGACTATTAATGATTGTATCCTACCAGATAGTTTAAAGAGATCTTTCCTTGGTTTCCTAGATCAAGGTGAGATCCCTAACCTTTTATTGTCTGGTAGTGCTGGTATAGGTAAGACCACAGTAGCTCGAGCTTTGTGTGATCAGTTAGGTGCTTCTTACATTATTATTAACGGATCGGATGAGGGTAGATCTATTGATACTATCCGAACTAGAGTAAAGCAATTTGCTACTACAGTCTCTCTGACCTCTACAAAGACTCACAAGGTGGTCATACTGGATGAGGCAGACAATATGACTTCTGATGTCCAGATGATCCTTAGAGCAGCAATAGAGGAGTATCATAAGAACTGTAGGTTTATCTTTACTTGTAACTTCGTCAATCGTTTGATTGATCCTATTAAATCAAGATGTACTGTTATTGATTTCAAGATTAATAGTACAGAGAAGACAGAATTGAGTTCTCAGTTTTTTGAGAGACTCAGAGAGATCCTTAAGAGTGAGTCTGTTGAGTCTAGTGATAAGGTTACTGCTAAACTGATTAAGAGATATTATCCTGATTGGAGAAGGTTACTTAATGAGACACAGAGACATGCAGCTAAGGGTAAGATAGAGGCAGATATCCTAACAGATATAGCAGACATCGGTGTGTATGATCTCATTAGAGCAATGAAGGATCGTAATTATAAGTTGGTCAAGGAGTGGGTAACTCAACATATGGATCATGATCCCAATCACATTATGAGAAGGATCTATGATACAATGTATGAACATGCTACTGGTAGATCCATACCAAACATTGTTATCATCATAGCAAAGTATCAATATCAGATTCAGTTCGTTGCTGACCAAGAGATTAATACTCTAGCATGTTTAACTGAGATTATGTTGGGGGTAGAGTGGAAATGAAGGTTTGTAAAAAATGTGGTATTGAAAAACCATTAAGTGAGTATCATTTTGAAAAAGACACAAACAAATATAGAGCTCAATGTAAAGATTGTAGAAATGCTACTCGCAGGAAACATTATCCTAAAGTAAAAGATAAGTTAAATGAAAGAGCCAGATATCGTTGGGCTAATGAACCTGGATATGCAGAGAAGCAAAAAGAAACTAACATAAAATCTAGAGAAAAATATAAAGATATTTGGAATGCAAATCAACGTGCACGTTATGCAAATGATCCTGTCTATAGAGAAGAACAAAAGCAGAAGCAAAGAGATCGTTGGGCAAATATCCCAGAACATCGTATAAAATCTAGAGAGACGAATATAAAATGGATTGAAAATAATAGAGAAAGATATGATGCAAATAATGCCAAATATTATCAAGAGAACAAAGAAAAAATTAAAGTATATGCCAAAGAATATCGAGAGCAAAATCCCGAACATTGTAAAGAATTAAGAAAAGCCAATTATGTGAGACACCAAGAAACACGTGTTGAAGATCAAAGGAAGCTTAGAAAAGAACGAAGGCAACATTTACTTGAAAGACTTGGTGGTAAATGTGTAGAATGTGGTACAACAAAAAGGCTTCAATTTGATCACATAGATCCTAGAACTAAATCATTTACTATTGCACAAAAATTGACATCAAGTATTAAAGTTTTGTACGAAGAAGTTGATAAATGTCAACTACTTTGTTCAGACTGCCATCTAGAAAAAACAAAGGAGGATTATCTTAATGGCCGTATCTACAAATAAATCTTTAAAGACACCATTAAGATATCCAGGTGGTAAGTCTAGAGCACTATCTAAGCTGTTCCAGTTCTTCCCTGATCTTAAAAACTATGGTGAATATCGTGAACCATTTATAGGTGGTGGTTCTGTAGCATTAGAAGTAACAAAGAGATATCCTCACATTAAGGTGTGGGTTAATGATTTATATGAACCATTGTATAACTTCTGGTGTCAGTTACAACATAATGGTTCAGAGATGCAGAAGGAATTGGAGAACTTAAAAGGAGTTCATTGCAATCCAGATTCTGCTAGATGTTTATTTCAATCAATGAAGGAGGTTATTAATGATCCAGAAGAATCGGAAATTGCTCGTGCCATCGCTTTTTATATCGTTAATAAGTGTTCCTTTAGTGGTCTTACTGAGTCTTCCTCGTTCTCAGAACAAGCCAGTGAATCCAACTTCTCCCTTAGAGGGATTAAACGACTTAGCGAGTACCAAGAACTCATTGAGAGTTGGATAATAACCAGTCATTCTTACGAAAGCTTGTTAGTTAATGATTGGGATAAGAAGGGTCACTTTGTATACATGGATCCACCATATGATATTAAAGATAATCTATATGGTAGAAAGGGTGGTATGCATAAGAAGTTTGATCATGATAAGTTCGCTAAGGATTGTGATGAGTATACTTCCAACATGCTAATATCTTACAACTCTGACCAGATTGTTAAGGATCGTTTCAAGGAGTGGACAGTTGCTGAATTTGCACATACTTACACCATGAGGTCTGTAGGATGCTATAATAAAGATCAAGCATCAAGGAAGGAACTAGTCCTTACAAATTATGAAGTGTGAAGTCAAACTCTATGTCGCTGGAACAGTCTTTAGTGAGACTGTGATCGCTAGAAATTATGAGGAAGCTAGGCAAGTAGCACTGGCTAGAAATCCTAATGCAAAAGTTATGTCTGTTAACGCAGTTTTCAACTAATGGCTGAAGTTATTATTACTGAAGAGAAAGAACCTCTATCTGTTGTTGTCCCTATAGATGACATGAGAGAAATCCTACAGCAATTGTGGAAATCTCGTGACACTGAACCAAATGTGGGCAAATTATACCATAAGTATAAGGAGTTAATCACATGGGAAAAATAGATACCCAGGGTATGAGTGGTGAGGCAACCGAAGGTTGTACAGATAACATATACCCACGTGATGAAAATGGTGAACCAATCTATCCACCATTTAATCCTACACCATTAACTTTGATTGAACCAAAACTCAAAGAGGAACTCAAAGATTTAATCAATGAGGTTCTTGATGAGAGAGAACATCAAAGAAAACTTAATGGACCTTATGATGTCTATGATTGAAAAAGGCGACAAGATTATGAAGATGCTTCTGTTAAGTTCACATGAAGCAGACTTCTTATATCAAAAAGAGGATGGATCATTCTATGTTTGTCATCACAGAAAGTCTGGTGATACATTCTCCATCCCTGAGATACAACTAGAGATGTTTCCACCGCCACCACCTAAGACACCGAAGGTTGGTACAGATGCACCACACCATAATATCTTAGAGAAATATTATGGTAAGGATTGGAAACCTACACCCGTAGAAGGATTGGAGGATCATTACTAATGAGATTAGGAGTCATGTGTTCTGGAGAAGGAACTAACTTCGAGAACATTATACGATACCCTCAGATGAAACATGAGATTGTGTTAATGATACACAATACAAAGAAGTGTGGTGCTGTAGCGAGAGCAGCAAAGTTTGGAATCCCTCATTGTAGGATAGCACACAAAGATGAAGATCAAATGATTAAACTCTTTGAAGCATATCGTGTGGATCTTATAATTCTTGCAGGTTACATGAGGGTGCTTAAGAAACCATCTGAGTTCCCATGTCCTATCATTAATGTACACCCATCATTACTTCCTAAGTACAAGGGTTTACATGCAGTAGAACAAGCTTTAGAATCAGGTGATAAGGAATCTGGATGTACTGTCCACTATGTTAACGAAGAACTTGACGGTGGTGATATAATAGAACAGTCAAGAGTTATGATATGTCCTGATGATACTGTAGAGACATTACAACATCGTATCCAAAGAGCAGAATATAGACTGCTCCCACTTGTAATTAATAACATAGCATATGAGCAAGCCCAAACTAAGTGCATGGTTGTATAGTATCAACCAGACTAAAAAGAATATGATGGATGAAGATCCATCTTTAGAGAACTCATATCCTAGTTGGATTATTAATAAATGCTTATCATCCTTTACAGACACTGTGTTGTTTGCTAATGAGATGAATATGAATTATCATATATCTAAGCGTATGCAATACGACTTTTATATAAATAGTCTGAGACCTAGAAAGAGATTCTCTCCTTGGTCTAAGAAAGAGTCGATTGATTATCTTGATGAAGTTCGTGAGTATTATGGGTATAGCTATACCAAGGCTCTAGAAGCAATCAGGATATTATCAACAGATCAACTCGAACATATAAAAAGATCATTGCATAAAGGTGGAAAATAATGTCCGTTGATACTGAGATCCAGTGGAAACAGTCTGATATGATTGAGGTAGGTCTCAAAGAACCAGATGATTTCCTAAAGGTTCGTGAAACATTAACACGAATTGGTGTTGCTTCTAGAAAAGAAAGAAAGATATATCAGTCGTGTCACATCTTGCATAAGCAAGGAAAGTATTACATAGTTCACTTCAAGGAACTCTTCGCACTTGATGGTAAGAACACAAACATCACAGAGAATGATGTTCAGCGTAGAAATCGTATAACACAGTTGTTATCTGATTGGGGATTGGTTACAATCATTAATCAGGATAATGTTGGAGAGCTTGCACCATTAAATCAGATTAAAGTTATATCTTTTAAAGAGAAAGGTGATTGGACTTTAGAGTCCAAATATAATATTGGTAAGAAGAAACCGTAAGATCCGAACTCTTTAAGTCGGTTTGTACCACTGCGTTTTTAGTGTCTGAGAGTATAATTAGTAGTGTGATGCCTTCGGGGTCACATTCAATTAGTCGCTTCAAGGAGGACAGACAAATGCGTAGATCATACTGGGACACATATAGCCCATTTCAATTAGGATTCGATGAAACATTCAACAGACTCGAAAGACTTGCAGAAGCTGGAAAAAATTATCCACCCTACAATGTTTTTCATGGAGGAGATGGTACAACCACTTTGGAAATCGCTCTTGCTGGATTTTCAAGAGAAGATATCGAAGTTACCACCGAACAGAACATCTTAACGGTTAAAGCATCCGCAGAAGAAAAGGATGAGAGATCCTACACCCATAAGGGTATTGCTACAAGATCATTTGATAGAAGTTGGCAACTAGGAGACTCTATTGAAGTTAGGGATGTTGAATATAAGGATGGATTACTGGTTGTGAATCTTACTAAGGTTCTTCCAGAGGATCAGCAAAAGAAATTCTGGTTCGGCACAGGTGCTGCCAGAGAAAAGTTAGAGGCTCAGGTCTCTTAGTGGAGTAGTGGTATTTTGTTATGAATCAAAGGGGAGCTTGACTTTTGTCGAGTTCCCCTTTATAATGTCTAGATACAACCATTAGAATATGAGCATCAAACTTATTGTTCTTAATACTGGTGAGCGAGTAGTAGCTGAGGTTCATGAGATTAGAGGCAAACCTAATTCAAATGAAACTTTTGGTATGACTCTAGGGTATGTTATGATACATCCTCAAATTCTTACAGTCTCTAAAGGTATTCCAACTACTCAAAAATTTCAGAC